GCAAGATTGCACCACTAAACCCTAAACCAGCCTCTGAGAGGACTGTAAACGTCAAAGCAAACCAGCGTGAACTTCCAGAGGATTTACCTTTTTGATTATGTACTTAGTAACTTTTCCAAACAATCCCTATATAGGTCAGATTTTTTATCACCCAGAATCTGAAAGAACTTATGAGTTTTGTGAAACTTTAAAGAAAAATCAAGAAACTGGAGAAATGATAGAGTCTGCAAACTGGATTGATATAACAGAAAAAGATTTAGTTCCTTAAGTTGAGGCATGACAACTCTGATAATACCCAGAGTATAAAGCTGCTCTTTTACAAATTTGAGGTCTATTGCCCTAACACCTGTGCAACATCTTTGTAAAAAGACATGAGTTCCCTTCGAGGACTACTGAGGGGCAAGGGGTCTAATAGTCCCATAAGCTCAGTAAGTAAGCGATATAGTCAGTAAGTCCTCTACTTCTTTCCAAATATAACAAACCTAATGCGATCCCAAAGGGTCGCTTTTTTCTTTTGTAATTTACTTTCAAGCCTTACAACATAAGCTTGCTGCCTTGCTATCAGTTCAATAGCACTACTTACAAAGTGGGCTTGCCTTGCATTTGTTTGTAATAGCTTTATTGCATAGGGCTTAAGTAACTCAATATCCTCCATATTTTCAATGTAGTTTATAGATTTCTGTACCTCAAACTCACCCTCAAGGCTGTAGCTGCTAGTCAGTGCGTCAATTATATTTTTCATAAACTAGGCCATAGCTTTGTTTCTATCATTTCTACAATTTTGTCATCAATCGTGTTGTCTGTTGTTTTGACCAAAGCTTTTAAAAGGTCAAGAATTAATTTTTTGACTGCGTTTGTTTTGCAGAAAGTCAAAAGGATAGGCTTGAGAATACGGATCATTAAATTGTTTGTTTTTCCAAACATAGCTAAAATGCCAGTAATAAACAATAATCTTAATTTTCATGGACGATCAAGAAGAAAAGGAAGGTAATGGTCTGATTGCCAATGTGGTTCAGATGATTATACTTTTTTGGAGTTTGGGAGTCATTTCTTGGTCGTACTTTAATCCAAACCCTACAAGGCAAATTGATACAACCTTTGCGGCTGGATTATTGTCGGCCGTGACAGCCCAATATGGCCTAAATATCAAGAAAAATGGTGACAAAAAGAAGCTAAATGGTAATGTTAAGATAGTTGACAATAAAGATTCCAAAGTTGGAGTAGTAAAAAAATGAAAAAATTACTGCCTTTAGTTCTTTTTCTTTTTCCGTCTAGTGCCTTTGCTGAGATCACAGCTAAATATGTGACCTCTGCACAAATTTCCATAGACTCGCCTTATGTAATTACAAATGCGGCTCCATCAAGCTATAGCATAAGTGGAAATAATATTACTACCTCTACAGGAACAGGGGACAGTTTGGTGACAAATGGGATAGGTGGCTTGAATCTTGGCTCACTAAGTTCGGGAGTTCCTAGTCTAATACAAACTAATAAGTCAGTTTCAAATGCCTCATCTGCTTTTTCTCTCTCGGAAAGCTATCAAGCTGGGGACAGTACACAATCAGCAATCACTCCATCAAGCGGCATAGCAACACTTCCAGTTTTAGGTGGACAAACAACTGTTATTTCTGGGGGGACTGCTGGAAGCCTCGCCCTTACGAGTCTTAGTTCTGGAATCCATACCTGCACTGCTGGCGGTTCTGGTACTAGCTGCATTGCCTCCACTACTGTTCAGATTGAAATTGACTAGATTTTGGCTATTATTAATATTACTACTACCTCTGAAAACCCTTGCAACGCCCGTAGTACCCCAGTTTAGGTCAGGCTCTTCTACGCAATCAAGCACATCACAATCTGTAGTAAATGAGGTTATTTCTTCGCACCAATACAACACAGGATTTTCATATTCTGCGTCAGGTCATAATATTGAATCAGCAGACCTTAATGGATATATCAACCCTTCGACAGTTGCTGGAACAACTCAGACTCTTAGTGGTGTTCAGTTTAGTTGGACTAGTCCAGAGCTTGAGGCTGTGCCAAGATGGAAAATAGTAAACGCTGGAGAAAGCTTTTCACTAGTGGAATCTTTGCAAGGTGCTGGCCTTTCCAATGTAACGACAATAAATCGGACTATTACAACGACTACAACAACGGAAACTCAAAGTATTTTTGGTCAGTAATTCTTGTAATTCTTTGTCCTGCAAGGGTTTTGGCTAATACAACTGTTGCCTCGCCCAGTAGCAATGCTCAAGGGGTAGTCAATAATAATGCAACAATGATAACTCCTTCTAGCTTGCCCCAGAATCGCTACAGTCAAGGAATTGTTTGCACCTCGCCCAGTTTGACCATAACTCCCTATCTAACAGACGCATGGAGCTTTAACAGGCCAATAGAGACAGTTACCAAACAAAACATTTATGACGAGGACACAGGGGCAATAAAATATATCCAAGAAACACCAAGATTTGAAAAAGATAATTACAACTTAAATTATGGAATATCTATGCAATTTAATATTCCTTTAGGTAATGGTGGGGAACTTTGTAAAAAAGCTGCGGCTGTAAATATCGAAGCTCAAGAATTACTAATAAAAAAAACTAAATTAGAAATGGCCTTATATAGATTAGAGGTATGTGGCAAGCAAGCCAAGCTTGGAGTAGTTCTAACAGGTGAACACGCTGTAACTTGTAAAGATGTAAAACTTATTGCCTTACCAAACCAAGTATTGCCTCATACTCACAAAATTAAGAAGTAAAAGCTGGTGTTTTAAATAAGAACTGCCTTGCCTAGTGAGTGTTAGCTGTGGGCATTAAGAGAGCCTAAATCTCTCAAGGGGTCAAATCCTTTTACTTGAGTTTATTATAACTATTTTTCTTTTTTTGTAAAACGCTTGCTTATATTTTTTATACCAGCCTTTGCAATTCCTTGTATTACAGGGACAAGAGCCGCAGAACCACCAGCGACCAGACCAATAGCAGCAGTAGAAATGAGTACCTCAGGTGTGCCAATAAAAGTTTCTCGAAAGGGTACGTCCTCATAAAGCGTGATGCACTCTGTTTTGTCTGAGGATAACTTATGACCTATAACTCTTTCAATGCGTTTTGCATTTCTGTAATCTCCCACTTTTTGCTCTTTTTTACTTGGACACTCTGGGATTATTAGCTCTTCTTTTTTCTTTTCTGGTGTTTTAGTCTCTGGAATATCTGATTCTGGCATAGGTGGAACTTCATTTGTAATCGGTAAATCTTCAGTAATCACCAACTGATCTGGTCTGTAATCAATAGGATAAAAGCTAGGAAATAAAGATTCACCACAGGTCAGAAACACTCCATTAGGGTCATCAAGCAAAAGCTGAGTATTTCCAGTATTTTTTATATCTCTATGCTGATAAGTACAACCTACAACATCTATTTCTAAATTTGTTATTACAGGCAATACAGGATCTGGCTTGTATATATCAGGAACATAAACCTCTGGAACATTTATTTGTTTGATACCTATTTCTGGTATCTCCATCAACTCTTAGGCTTTATATACTCTGGAACTGTTGGCCCTGTCATATCTGGCAAAGCATTGTCTAATACTTTGGGCATCATTCCTTGTACATTATCCAGAACTTCATTCATTACTCTAGCCTTGAACTGTTCGCTAGTAACAAAGCGGTAAGCGTAATATGAACCGCCCAACATTGACAAGGTTAAAAATAACGACAACAATGAAGCTATCTGACAAATTTTTTGGAACATGATTAAAGAGGCAATACTGAAAGCAATTTCTCACACTTTGATTATATCAATGCTAATCATTATTCCAACAGTTGCACCTCTTTACCTAGTTATGTCTATGATGACCAAGCAGATGGTACACCAGAACTCACAGTAGGAGTTTTGGATTCTGTTATCTGTGCAGCAATTCTTGTTTCAATAGCTGTTACCTCATCAGAACCAAGTGCAGCTTTCACCCATGCAATCGCATTAGCTTTTGTAATATCTGCATAAGCAGTAAATGATCCGCTATCAGCTTCAGCAAGTCCAATAGAACCATAAGAAGACCCAGTATGATCTCCGTCTGAATCACTAGCAGTCCAGTGAACAGTAGTCACTACATCAGATAAACTTCCGACAGTTTTTGTTGAATCCAAAGAAACAACATTCCAAGTAACAGCCATTATTCAACAACCTCCGTTTTTATTTCAGTTGTCATTTCTTTTTGACCTTCAAGTTCCTTAAGCCTTTCAGAACAGGAAAATGCCTTCATTTTTAAAGAATCACGGGCTATTGTAAGCTCCTTTATTTTCTCTTGTATTTTATTAAATTCATCTACTGCTACTTGCAAATCAAGTTTAAGTTGTGAAATACGTTGTTCTTTGTTTGACATAATTTTAAGAAGATTTTTGTGAAATTAGAAAAGCTTTATAGGCATTTTTTATATCCGTTGTCCATGCAACAGCAGCGATATTTTTAATATTATCTGGAATCGCTGTAACACCATCAGCTTCTTTATCTAATGGATTATCAACAAAATTATCTGAATCATCTAAACTTCCACATTGAAGAACATATCTATGAAAACTTCTTGAAATTTCAACATCATCTTTTTTGATTACTGTTGCTTTTCTTATTTGCAACGAATTATAAGGTAATACGACTTCAATTTTGTCGTATTCTATTGACTCTGTAAGTGCCATTAGGATTAATCTCCGATTAAAACAGGTTTAGGCTTAGTTTATAGACGTAGCTCGGTCTAAGAAGTGAAATAATGCAGTCCAAATCTAAAGTTAATATTGTCTAAAGTAGTTAATTGTATATTATTTCCACTCATATCATTAACTACAATTCTATCTCCGCCTTGATTAGTCCGCATCTGAACGGGAGAACCATAAGTTGAATATACAAGGTAACCACCTTGAAGACTTGCACCGCTTGACGGATCAGGATTAAAGGTATTAAATGGCAGTCCATCAATAACAAAAGATTGAGAACTAGCATTGGTTGGTAGAGTAATAAATATTGAACAATGTACTACCCTTCCGATTCTGGTATAATGTCCGTTAGCACTATTTGTACCTATTGTTGGTTGAGTTGGTGTCCAAGTTCCCTCTTCATAATGATCTAAAAGCTCAGCAGATTTAGTTGCATTTGAAGCTGAAGTTGGAGTTTGTGCAGAGAAATCAATACCATGAAGACCAGTACCTATTATTAGATTACCGTCATTAATTTCGACATCCCCATTATCATGTATTCTTAATTTTTCAGTACCAGATGAACCCGCTGTAAAAGCAAGCTCATTGTTTTGTGAAAATATTTGAGTGCTTTCCATAGCACTACTACCGCTATTTGTAAGATTTAATCTGGTAGCAGAAGATGAACCTTGACTAAGAGTTAGAACAGTATTACTAGAAATATTTGAAAAAGAAGTAGTACCCATAAGGATCCTGTTATCAGACCCAATACGCATAGCTTCAGTTGAGTTTGCAGCGTTATCTGCACACGTTCCAAATGTTAAAGCTGTAGGTTTATCATCTGTAGCATGACTTCCTTCTGCTATAGCTGCTATTCTTGCGGCTCTATTAGAGCTTGTACCATCTGTTCCATGAAAATCAATAATTCCTAAAAAATCTCCATCACTTATTGATGAATCCTCCCTACCGAGCAAAATTTTTGCTGCTGAAGCAGTAAATAATTGTAATATTGCATTAGCATCACTTGAACTCTTATCTGCACTAGTCCCTATAAGCATCTTATGAGCAGCTAATAATCTCATGGTCTCATTACCATCAGTATCAAAAATTAAATCATTTGTGCTTGAATTTACATATATTTTGCATCTGCTTGTTGATGATTCGTAATCGAATCTCAAAGAAGCATCACCAGAACCACCATTATTAATGACTATTGTTGCGTCATTATCGCCACTTGAAGCTGTTGAACCAACACGAAATGAACTATCAGCACCAGAGGTAGTTTTTAAAATATCTAAATCATGTTGTGGAGTTGATGTGCCTATACCTATTCGATCTTCACCAGCATCTAAAAAAAATAAATTAGCATTTGTATCGCCTTCAATTCTAAAATTAACATCCGCGCCACTTTCATTAAATATAGTTGCAGTTCCTAGCTCCATTCTTTCTGTACCGCCAGTTGCCACATTAAAAGTATCAGCCGCAGAACTAAAAATTCCTGTGTCTAAATCGTCTCTAAAAGCAAGTGCTGGTGTACTTTCAGAACCATCTTCAAGAGTTAAAGTACCGTCAAGTTGTAAAAGTTCTACCCAATCATTATCACTTGAATTTCTTATTTTTAAAACACCACTTGTTGTATCAGCCCACCACATATAAGCTGCTGTAGTGGAAGGAGCAGAAGAACTGCTGTTGTTTGTTAATATTGCTTGTAATACATTATTAATGTCTGCTCTTACGTTAGCACCAGTGGAGTTATCAATAACGTAATCATGTGTGGCCATTTTAGTTTAATTTTTCTTTAAGGTTATCATAATTTAAGAGCCTCGACCAAAACCAGTTGCTGCATATTTAAAATCTCTATTTACGAAAGTTTCATTTCCTGAGGTATCTCTATTTTTTACGTTTATTGTAAAACCTGTTGAAGTGATACTTGGAATTGTAAAGAAATCACCTGATTGTGCATTTTCAATAGTAATGCCAACAGAAGGTTTAACACTATCTGCTGCTATGCTAGTGCCAGATTGACCTGTAAAGAAACTGTTTGTAAATGTCACAGATTTAGTAGAGGTTCCAGAAGCTATTAAACCATTTGTTGCCCCTGCATTTCCTAGACTTGTTTCTGTTCTGCTTTCTAGTTCTGCTGTATATCCAAGCTGATCTATTTCTATTGATTGTGCTGGGTCATCAGAATCCATTTCACATCTAAATTTAAACCCTCTTGCAACAAAAGTTCCATTTACAAACGGATTAAATTGACTGAAGTTTGCTCCATAAGTGCAAGATGTTCCACTTGAAATGGTTGCACTAGTAGCAGAAGTTACTGTAAATGTATTATCTGTTTTTGAGGTTATTTGGTAGTTTCCATCTGTCGCACCACCAGCAGCGAAGTCTATTACAACAAAATCACCAACGGAATATCCATGTGCGTTTTTAGTCACAGTGATCGTAGTACCACTTTGTTCATAAGTTACACCTGAAGAAACTGTTAAATCAGGGTCTAAATCTGTAGTTGCTACTAGTAAAGAAGCACCAACATTGAAAGCAGTGGCCGCATCGAAATCAGTCCAAGTATCAATGTTTGCCGTTCTTCTATCTATCAAATCATTAGGATAAAAACCCTGAGTAACAAAATGCCTTCTTAGTCTTACAGGTTGTTTACCTCCTAAATCTAAAGTATTTGCAAAATCATAAGATCCTCCTGTTATGTCTACAGCGCCAATAAAGTCAAAGTCTGCAATACTGTCAAAATCTGATTCATCATCAAGAGTTACAAGTGAACCAAGAACAAGACCATTTACATCATCACTAAAAAAACAATCTACTTTAGTACCAGCAAAAGGAGGTGAATCTGTGTCCTCTCTGTCCTCTAAAACAGTAAGTTTTGGTAGTGTATTTGGAACAGTTTGAAGCATAGTCACAGAAGCATCACCAGAACTTAAACGGCCACCATCATCTTTAAATTTTAAATGATATGTTCCATTTACAATATTCGGAACAATTGACTCGCTGACGTTTCCAGAAAGTGCTGGTAAAACATCAACAGAGTTAGTAAAAGTTGAACCTGTAGTAAGGTTTGAACTTCTGATGACCACGTTTCCACCATGCAAAACGTCAACATCTGTTGATTGGTCAAAGCGTAGTCTTACAAACTGGTCTGATAATGGTTCTATTTTTACATTTTGTACATCTGCTGGAAGTGCAGTTTTACCAACTGCCTCGACAGTAACAGTAGTTGTTGTTGCGCTTAATTTTCCTAAAGTGTTATAAGATTTAATCTTAAAAGTGTAGTTTCCAAGTCTAGATTCAAAGAGTTCAAAACTAGGTCTCGAAATCCTCTGTCTTTCTGGGTTATCGTTTTCGTATTGTGACTCTATAAGATATTCTTTAACACCTTGTACTGGTTCCCAAGCAACAAAAATTTTAGAAACGGCTCTATTGTTTAAAACAACAATCTCTTCAGTTGCTGAAGCGTTACTTGGTGAGGGTTTTTCATCAAGCAATGTAGTTATAGTTCTTGGATTTGCTGCAACTGTCGTGTCTTCTACTTGAGAATATTTGTTTGTGTCATGGATAATTGCTGAAATATTATATTCACAGTGATTTTCCTCTTCTATCCCCAAAACTCTGTATGTTTGAAATTCAACTGTAGTATTTTCAATAGCCCAGATTGAGTTCGCTTGTGGTGATGTTGAAAATGCAGAGGATACAGTAATTGTTGATCCAGAAATTGATGATATGCTTCGACTTTCAATTGAACCATCGGGCATGACTATAGATAATGTTGCTGAATTTTCTGCTGTTAAATCAGTATTGTTTGCATCATCTACAACAATAGTTGTAGTATTAGTCACAGATTTTATACGGCCACCTCTGCGAACTCCAGCCCTTAAACTATCAGCAACACCTATAATCATTGATGGTCTTACAACAACACCAGCCTCAAGAGTTGCTCTGAATGAGCATAATTCAGCTTCTTTCAAATTTGTATATAAAAACCATCTTGCAAGACGATTTGCCTGACCTCTTGATGTACAAGCAAAAGATTTCAAAGTTTTTCTAATCTTTCCAAATTTTGTCGTATAACCTGATAAAGCAGTTATTTCATCTGCACTAACATACTCAAAATTTAAAGTCTGTGTATCATTGTCAAAGTATGAAACTTCAACTTCAGTAAATTTTGTTTTTTGTCCGACACTTGTATATGTAAAACCTTGATCGCTAACATTAGAATTAGTAAAAATATATTGAGCATCAGATGTGTTTGTTGTAGTGTTAGTGGGTCTGTCCTGAGATAGTGTTAAAGACCCAACGCTATAGAATGGAGTAGCTCTCATCACTGAGCAAAGATCATTTATTAAAGTAAACGCATCATTTTTTTGATTTAAAATTACATTGCAGCTAAATCTTGGTTCTGTTGTTCCTGTAATTGGGTCTGTTATAAGTTCGCTGTTATAAGCACTTGCAGAATAAAAACTAAAAACATCTAAAGTATCTGCATCAATAACACCATCTGAACCACCAAACCCCTTATCTGTCGTTAACAAGTCATACAAAATCCAAGCTGGATCAGAACACCATTCTTTATCTGTTTTAAATGTGCCGTTGAATGTGTAATCGGCTGGATATATAACTCTTCCATTATCTAAATCAATTGTTGTATCATGTGGAACTTTTATTTTAGTTCCTTTAACTCTGTACATTCGCTTTGGATAGCTTTGAAATTCCTGTGCATTAAACCTCAAAGCAACATAAGCAAAACCAGCATAAGCTTGAGATTCAGTAATTATTGTCGTAATAGAAAGTAAATTAGTTGCATTTTGTAATCTTGAACTTGTACTGTCATCAGTATTTCTTATGACAGTCACAGTCAATGGAAATGATAAATTATCTTGCTGTAAATCAATTTCATAGTCTTTGACATAAGGGCTTGTTGCTTTACCACTAATAGAATTTTCAACAACAGGATTATGAACAGTTCCATCGTTTTCTGTTATTCGTATTGATATTTTTACCTCTGCTCCAACAATATCTCCATCTGATTTAAACTCTTGCAGTGCTGGTATTTGGATTGTTACCCTTAACAACTTTATAAGTTCATTACCATCTGAATCTTGAACACCTGTTATAGATCTTGCTACAGATGTACTTTTTGTAACTGCTACTCCAACAGGAATAGTATTTTCTACACGATCTGGTCCAAAAGAATCAACTGAACTTAATGGGGTTTGTGTATCAGTGCCACTTCTAAAAAAAACTTCTACATTTTGAAAGTTCAAATCACCATTAGCATTTATCAAAGGTGTACCATCTAAAAAAATATCTCTTCTAAAATCAATTAAATCTGTTGTATCTGGATTTGAATTTGATGGTTTTCTGAATCCTTCGATCTCTCCGTATCCTAATAAATCCACCACTGTTGCAAAGGATTTACTTCTTAAACCTCCGTCTATTAAATCAGGATCTTCTAGTTTTGGTTCTCTTCCGAATAATTGATCGTCAACTAATCTAGGCATAGGTAATTAAGGTAGATTCCTTTCTGTAACTGTAACAGCGTTTCCAGAATTTGAATACGTTTGAGAGTTCCATTGTCCTGTACTTACTCTAAAAGTATTGGTAGTGACATCTTGAACACCAAAAACTGCTCCATCTACATTTGAACCATTTAAAGGTCCACTTGTAAAATCTAATCTAATATTTTCTCCATTTACATATTTATGATTATTTATAGTTAATGTTATAAGATTGCCAGATTGTGTATAGGTTCCTTCATTTGCTAATATTTTTACAATTTGAGCATTATCAGTACCAGAACTAATTAAAATTGATCCGCTATAAACATACCCATATAAAATTGGAATCGGAACACCACTAGAACTGACATTTTGGATGCCACTAAAAGTATATGATCCTCTTATATTAGGGTCTGTATCACCAACAGAAGAAATATTTTGTGTAGGTAAATCAGGTGTTAATAAATCACTTGCAAGATTTAAAGCTGCTGTTGTTAGCAAAAGACTTGTACCACCTGTAATAAAAGCTGTAGCAAGAGGGATTGCATTATTCACAACAAAATTAAAAGCATCTTCAACAAAATCAAAAACAAAACCCGACCCAACAGCAACAGGAATTATTTGAATATCGCCTTGACCTGTGCTTGAAATAAAATCTTGAGTTATAACTCGCCCTCCCATTTTTACTTGATATAAATGATTATTCATGTGTTTATCAAGTCCAGCAAAATTTGCTTTCAAAAAACTATATGCCTGTTGAGGTGAATTTACAGCAGCTTGAAATGTTGATTTACCTAAAAATTTTCTTAGGTTTCCATATACTTTTATTGTTCTAAGCTGCATATCTATAAACTCCTTGTAATGCTTTTTGATAGCCAAGACTTAAGGGTTGTCTACAGCTTAAAGCCTTGAAGTTGTGATTTAATATCATGCTATCACCAATATAAACAGCAACATGACTTGGTTTTCTTTGCGGACCCAAAAAAAGCAAAACATCACCTTTTCTAAAAGTTTTATTTGTTGGCTGTTTAATAAATTTTCTTTCTAATAAAGCTTTTTCAAAATATGGATTTTCACAAAAATCACTTATCTTTTTTGTTCTTTCTAGATAAGGTATTTTTATTTTTAAATTTTCTTCATACCAATCTGTAACAATAGACCAACAATCATATTTACCCCAGATAAATTTTCTACCAATAAGAGAAGGTGCTTTCCAGCCTGTAGGCTTTATACATATCCAATGATCTTGATTAACACTGTAAATATAATATGGAAAGCCAATATGTTCACAAGATGCTTTATCAGCCTCTGAAGCTATTGCAGCCCCTACAGGGTGGCTATGTATTACACCGATAATTTCTCCAGTATCTTCACATTCTGCCCAATCATCAGGATTAATCATAAAAAATTCATGCTTTCCCTCTGCTAAATTTTTACAAGGCCAGAAGGTTTCTTTGCCATCTATAATTGCAAGCAAACCACAAGCCTCATTAGGTGTTTGCTCTTGTGCGTATTTTTTGAAAGATTCTTTCCAATTCATATCTAAAAATTAACAAAAGTTCCAACACCTTTAAAGTCGTCTCTTGTAACTAATTTTTTTGGTGCGCCAACACCAGCTAAATCAAAACTGGTTACCATTTCAAACTCTACAATATTTCTGTTTTCTGTTGCTTTCTTGTCTATAAAATATACTTCTCTTGGCAGTTCTGCTGTTGGGTCTGGTGTTCCATATGGATTCACACTAGACGGAAAGTTTGTTGCATCAAGAAATCTACTTAAAGTGCGTCTTCGAGTAACTTTGGCTCTTTGTAAATCAATGAATGGAGTAGTTAGATTTACACGCAAAATGATTGTAGTTATTGTGCCAAGTAAATTTGAGAATGTAAGAGTTGGTCTAGGCAATAAACCTTTGCCAGAATATTTGAAACCTGTTGCCTGACAAGGCATTCTACTGTATGTATTAGATTGCCAAACAATATCGCCACTATCTTTCATATTATTGCCACTATGAAATAAAAAAACTGTGGCATCAGTTAGTGTTGAATTTACATTGAAAGAAACACTGCCACTTGTGGACTGTGAGGTTGTCCCTGTAACAGTGAAAGTATTAGTATCAACTGTCTGTATTGTATAAATTCCATCAATGCCGTTTCCTGAGGTGAAATCAAGACTAAGAATTAAGCCAGTAGAAAATCCATGTGAAGTAAGTGTAATAGTAATAGTTGTCCCAGATTGACTATATGTGGCTGTTTTAGCAGATTTTGTATAATGAAGATCAGGTACTAGTTCAACAGAAAATAACTCAATAATTGATTTATTAGTAAGTTCTTGCAGCTGTGAGACAGGATTTGTCATTTATGGTTCAAACACCTCTCTAAAAGAACAATTGATGATTGCTCTATTGTTATAAGGTATTGTCTTTGTCCAAGAATCGCAAACATATTTACCAGCACCAGAAAGAGTAAAATCAACATTAGTTGCGACTGTTACCAATGCACTATCAGCAGATGTTGAAGTAATCGTGAAAGTATTTGCATTAGCTGAGGAAGCAACAACATAGTCTCCATCTGTAGGACCAGAACTAAAATCAACAGTCAAGACATCACCAATAGCAACTCCATGATTTGTAAAGGTTATTGTGATAATAGTTCCAGCCCCACCACTTCCATTTGATTGAACAAAAGTGCCTGTTTTTGCACTAAATCCCTCTGCTGGTGGGGTAAATGAAAAACTTGCCTGATCTGCAACCCTACTTCTTAAAAAGGCTTCAATGACATCTGATTCAGTCTCAGATACGTTAAAAGTTAGATCATATACTTTTGGGTCTTGAGATAAAGGAAGCCCATACAAAGCTCTGAACTCATAACCATCACCTAATTGTGTTTTTCTTATTTTTGGTGAACTTGTTTTTCTCATTCCATAAGTAGGAGTGATTGATGGAAATGTAGCCATTATCTATTTAGTAAACCTCCAGCCCTTTGTTCTCTTACAAGTGTTTGTTGAACTATACCACCAATAAGCTGTCCTAGTTGATCTGCCCCAGAACCACTACCAGCAACAGATGAGCCACTTGCATCTACATTTACAGTAACTACATTAGTAGTTCCACCACCGCCACCTATTTGACTGTTTGGGATAATATTGCCACCTTTTGAACCCATTTGCAAAATCTCAGGTCCACGCTCCCCTACGAGATATGCACCCCCAGCAGATACCCTTCCACCTCTTTCTTTCTTTCCACCAAACAAACCACCCAAGAATCCACCAAAACCCTTACCACCACTTAATGCACCACCGATCCCACTTATCGCTTTATCTAAAGCAATATCAAGAAGTTTGTTTTTAAGATTATTTAAAACACCTCCTATTGCCTGTCCAAAAGTTTTACTGCCATTTATTGCTTCTCTTAAATTACCAACAAGATCACTTCTAACAGATTCACCAATTTTAAAAAAGGTATCTTCTAATTTTTTTGCCTCTTCTTGTGCTTTTTTTTCAGCCTCAGTAAGTTGTTCTACTCCTGTTTTAATCTTTCCATTAGTTACAACTATATTATTTTTTGCATCTAATTGTTTGTTATTTTCGTCAGTTATTATTTTTTCTACCCCGCTAAACTCTATAACAGCATTTGTTAATTCGTCAGCTTTTTCTTTTAAACCTTTAAATGGGTTTGGTATTTTGGGTATTTTGATATCAAGATCAAGTGAAGGTATTTCAAGACCTCCTAATAGTTTCCTGATTGGCTCTGGAATAAGATTTATGAGATTTTCAATAGCTTGCTGAATCGTAGTGACAACTGTTTGTACCACACCGCCTACTGTTTCTTTAATGCCATTTGCAGTATTACCTATTGCTACAACTATCTTTCCAATAACACCACCAACAACTCTTGCGAAAAATATAGCTTGTTCTGAAGCATCAGAAACCGCCTCCTTAATACCTATCCAACCTTGTTCAAGATTAAACAAAGTTGCCTGTGCATCAACTCCTATTGCATCACCTATA